GGGTTTGAAATAATCCATTCTAACCATGCTACTTTTGAATTTGATGTTAAATATGTAAATCCCGCGACTATTTGTATGCTATTTTTTTCTACCATATATCCTCCTGTTCCATTATTAGGTAAAAATTCTTTTGGCAAAACAGGCCATTTCCATTTTTTCCACCATGAAACTAAAAGAGGATAATCATTTTCTGTAAGTTTACGAATTTTAAATTCCATATAATTTAATAACTTGAGCCTACATATTCCGAAGATACAGCAAATAATTCTTTTACCCCACCAAAATCAGTAACAGTATCGGTAGACATAGTAACTGTACTAAAGTGTCCTTTAATACCGCTCATTTGATTACCGAAGATTACTTCCCCGGGAGCAGCGGGGCTATTGTTAATTAAATTAGCTGTATATTTATTTTCTTTTCTATCAAACCCTGCTCTATTTAATGGCGGAATTAATGTAGCGGGATACTGATTGCCATAATTATCATAAGCGCCTTCATTATAGCTATATATTAAAGATGTAGTGTCCCTAGTATTTGTAGTTCCAAAATTTTGAAAATTTGTGTCAACCGACCCAATACCTGTTAAATCAGAAACAAAACTATCTACTTGCCAACCATTGCTACCCTCGTAATTAATTGTTTTAAAAACCTTAGAAGAGCTTACTCTTGGGTTAAATATAAATGTAACACTTGAATCATTATTAACGCCATAAAAATTTCCTCTTTTAACAGCCATGCTATTATGTCTATATAAAGAAGCTTGAGTGGTGGCGCTATTACCGTTGTCTATAGTGTAAAAATAATTTTTTAGACTAAACCCCCATCCTGGCTTATAATTAAAAAAGCTATTCCACCCATTTACATCATCATCAAAAGATAATGTAAAATATTTATTAGTTTGCACATTTCCTAATGCATTAGTAGAAAATCCGTTAGGTAACGCTGTTTGCAAAGAAACAACATATTGTTTATTATAAATATCCCACATACCTACAGCTTTTCCATTGCGCTGTGCTTCTGTTGTAGGATTTGGATCATCTAATTCGCTTAGCTTATCTCTAAAAAAGTCATACATGCCATACCGTTGTATTTCTTCTAAACCATTATTAGATAGCCTTAATACTGCATTTCTATCTTTGTCTACAAAATATTGTCTAAACCCATAAACAGCATGGCTTTCGGGATTTCTACTAATGCCAAAATTACCCGCATAAGCTTGAGGTTCTCCGATAACCATGTTACTAGTTGTAACTGTTGGATTACCCTCGGCCGAATATATAACATTTTTGTTTATAGGTGCTCTACTAACTTTATCTTCTTGAAATATAGTTAAATAATAATCTTGGGCGTATAATTTTTGTATAGACCCATAAGCAGGATTTAAACTACGCGTTATGTCTGTGCCTACACTAAATACATTAGTGTTGTTAACACCTGTACTTGAATTAAATATGCCCGAATATATTAAAGAGTTAGTTCTAAAACTAGCATTAGGCTCGTCTTCTATTAAATATGCGCGAGGCCCCAAACTTACTGATGTATTATTATATCCTCCTCTAATTCTTGATTCTTCTATTGCCCAGTTTTTAGCAATAATTGCACTATCAGAAGTTTCTGCATTACCTTGATTATAACCACCCAAAGTTTGAGGTATACCAAATGACCCATCCCAAACTGGAGTGGATGAAGAGCTTAAAACTTTTTTTAAAACAAAGCTATTAAAATATTTTACTTCTATAGTTGCTGGCATAATTTATTATTACTTATTTATATATATAATTACCTTAGAAGAAATTAGCGTCAGATCCCACGGTTGTGTCTTTATAACCAGTCCCGTTAAAAAATGCAACCCATTTTCTTGAAGTAGCGGGCGAAACACCGGACGGAGGGCTCGTGTTTTGGCTAGTATTAGAATAATCTGTTCCGTATTTAGCATTTACTGAGTTACCATCATTTGAAGGCATATAACAATACCATCCAATACCATCACCATTTGTAGATGGACTCCATTTTTGAGTTAATTCTGCATCTTTATAAAGCTGGGTAATATATTTCATATGCCATTCGCGAGCAAAAACTTGTTGGCTTGGAACTAAAGCCGATGCAAGAGTTGCTGTATTTCCGTGAGTTGGACTTATTCTATATTCGTATGAATATAAATTGGCACCTCCATATTTAGAGGGATAATAAAAATCTCCAAAATCTACTGTTGCTGTCATAGGGCCAAGATAAGAACTAAAAGCACTGTCTGGGCAATTATTTGCCCCGTGGCCCACAACTATAGGCTCAGCATTGCTAATCCCGGTATAAGTGTTTAACCCCCATGGATATCGCACTATTAATCTATAGTCTCCAAACTTATCCAATATACCGGCACCGGCATTAGGTGTTTTCCCAAATGCAAAAACTTTTCTAGCCATCGTGTTTTGGTCGGGTGAAGCAGAAGTTGATTTAGCAAAACTTGCGACTTGTAGGCAATCAAATTTATTAATAGCGCCACCAAAACCTAATGGATAATTATTTACTTCAAAAGCGTCAAATTGGTATTCCGCTGAAGCTTCACTATGAATAACACCTTTACCTTTAATATCATTATTAAAATCCTCATCTGGAAATAATGGAGATTTTCTATTTTCTTGCGAGCCCCCAAATTTTATTTCTTTTCCTTCAATGTCTATCGCTGTAGCCCATGTATCACCCCCCCCAAATGTTCTATATTGAAGATAAATAGGATAGGTTAAAAAAGGAAAATAATTGTCTTGATTTACTAAATCAAATGGCAATTGATTAAAATTTATATTAATTGCAATAAAAGCTGTTCCTTGAGATAACCCTCCATCACTTTGAATTAACCCTTGATTAGTGGGTGCAAATTTAAAAGCATTAGTATTAGTATTATACATTGTAAAAGGAGTGCAAGTATCAACTAAATAATTTGCGGAAACTGTCGTAGCAGGCGCATTAGTTCCTAATTGTAACTCAGGATAAGGAGATCTTATATCATTATTGCTTGTGTTTGGCACGCCAGGTAAGGGCGTAGACCCAGCCGCATTTGTTAAATTATTTACAAAATATAAAGCGCCAGACATACCGCCTTGCCCAGACATAGAAATACCTAAGCCTTCGCCAAACCCTGGATTAATACTAGTTTCTCCAAACACGGCGTTAATTACTGTATCCGCAGTTAAACCTCCTGCGTCTGTAACTCTAATGGTTAAAGAGTACGGCCCTGATAAATCTTGTTGGGTAGATAGTACTCCAGAGTCATTTATTTGAAATATTGTTTGATCTTGAGGTTCTATAATTGACCACGTAAGGTTTTCAGACTGTAAATTGCTTATTATAGTACCATTTTTACCATAAAAAGTAGCCAATGTGCCCGTATCCCCAGCTGCTTTTTGCAATGTATATGGATTTGCTAATGGCTCTATAAAAGCTCCATTAGATAATTCAATTTTAGTAATAGTAGGGGGCTGATTTTGAAGAGGTAAAATAAATTCTTTTGTAGTAGTAGCAGCGCCGCTGGGGGTTATAGAAACATCTACAAAATATTTTTGATTTATTTCAGCATCTAATCCATAATAAAATTCTTTAGCAGTTTTTATAAAATACCTATCATAAGAAGTAGGCTCAGTTGGATTATAAGGAGATGTTGTAGCGGGCACAGTTTCTATAGCAAAATACTCTGAAGGAGTAAACACTTGGCCATTAGCATTTATAACTCTAGTTATAGCTACTGTGGAAGCACCGTTAAAAGGTTCACCTAAAGAATTTGTTGTTGTTGGTGCCCATTCTGCTGTTACAGGTGTCCCAATAGGAGAAGCCTCTGTAAACCCTGTTATTGTATCATTATTTAAATCTAAAACATTATTGGTACCGGTGTTTATTGCATTGTTAAGCTGTGATATTAACCCGCTAGACGAGGATTCATAATAAATATCTAGTCTTGAAACATCTGGATCTGTTTCATAAACAGCTAATTGATAATTAGCAGGGCTTGTTGTAAAAGCCGCGCTGCCCATGTAATCCCCATTAGTGCCAATTGACTGTGTTATTCTTGCTAAATACGGATTAGATTTTGTTTGATATATATCTTCGTAATCATTCGATGTAGTACCTAATATAAAATTTTGTTCAGCAATTGTATTTACAGTACTTGAAACACTTCCAGGAAAAAATGGTTTATTAAATGTAGGTGGGCCCGCTGCGTCAGGAGTCACCCTACCAAATAACTGAACTGAGCTTCTATATTGCTTTTGTTCTGGACCTACCTCAGATAAATCTCTGGGTACTTTATTAATATTATCATTTATTAAAACTATAAAAGCTGTATCATTAGCCCCATCACCATCGGGACTTGTCCCTCCGGGGTAAGCATTAAGAGCACCAGGTAAATAAACATTATAATATTCTTGTTCAAATTGTTTTACTACAATTTTATAATTATGCCACCCTAATATATTATACGCGGAATCACTAATTGTTCCATTAAATAATCCAGGTGTCCCTAGAACTTCATTTTTAATTGATTCAATCGGAGACTCAAAAAGTATTTTAAGAGCTTCTCCGGGCCAGCTTGTTACGGGAGTATCTGTGTTTAATCTATAAGGATTATAATATGTAGAGTCTAAAAAAGTTTGTGTTCCGTCTGTTCCTGCAATATCCGAAGGTGAAGCTAACAATACTGTTGAGCTTCTTCCGTAACGATCTGATAAAACAACACCAACCTGGTAGTTCCTATTTTGTTTAATAGTACTATTTGGGTATTCAATTTTGCTAGTAGCGTTTTCTGTAGAATTATTTGCGTTTAAAAGCCAAGAAGATTTATCAAAAGCGCCAACTTTATAATCTAATTGCGCGGGAGGAGTATGTTTATTTTGAAAATTGCCATAAATAATTCTATTTCCGGACGCTTCTTGTGAAAAAGCTTTTACAGGAACTTTATCATAAACCCGCACTAATTCATTTTCGGGCAACGTTTTATAAGGTTTAGTTCCTTGATAAGTATAACTAACAAAACCTGTAGATAAAGAATTAAAATCGGTTTCTAATATAGTATCTACTACTTGTACTGATAAGTTATCTGATTCTTTATATATAATATCAATTTCTGTAACTTTAAGATCGTTTCTTAAAGAAGTTCCTGTTATTTGGGTACCTTCTAAATTAAAAGGTAAAGGTATATTTAAAATTATTTTATTCACTTTGTTTTCCATAAACTCGACTACAGTACTTCTATAGGCTGACTCTTGGTCACCGTTCATAAAATAACCGTCTTGTTTAGGTATAAAACATTCTTGCGTAAAGGGGGCTAATGCGGAATACTCATTGTCATCAAATTTAAATCTATAGCTAAATCTTACAAATTTATCTTCTAAAAAATTAGGATCACCTGGATAATTATTTTGCTTATAAGGGTTATTTGTTACTCCATCGGGAAGAAGAGGGCTAACAACATCTTGAAGAGTAGATTCGTATTGTCCAGATACTGAGCTTTCTTTATATAAATTAATTGCTTCATAAGGAGCAAATTTAGCTACTGAAATATGATCTTCATTAGTATAATATGAAGGATCATAAGTTATATTTATTTTTCTAGGTTGATTTCTATTATCTGTCCAAAAAAGCAAGTTTTCAACTATATTAATACCATAAATAGGATTAGTGGTAGAAAAGTTTAAAAATTGCCCTTGCACTAATAAAGAAAAAGAATCGTCTAAGGCATTATAGCTATAAATATAATTATGTGCGTTTACAGAATAATTTGATTCGGTAGGAAAACCGGGATCGGTATAATCAGTTAAAAAAAAGTAAAAAGAATTATTAATAGGGTTTGCTACATAACCTATAACTTGCAATTCTTGGCCAGTGTGTAAGCTTTTAAAATTTTGTAAGTTTTCATTACCTAATACATTTTCCAATGCTCCAACATCATCACCCTCAGATTTGCTAACTTGTATATTAAAACCTTGCCTATATTCTCCTTGCGGCACTAATCGTGCGTCAAGGTCTAAGTTCATTTTAGACTTTATAAAAGCATTTTTAACTTCTGCCATTTATTTAACTTTTAATCCATTTAGATTTATTACGCATTACTTGAACTATTTCATCTAGTTTAATATTAGATAATCTAATTTTTGCATTACGAAGTTTAGCGCTTTTTTCTCTTTTATATCTATTAACTATATATTCAGGGGTATTAACTTTAGTAGATAAAACAGCATGATTTACGTAAGCATATATGGCTTCTTCCGCCATTTTAGGAACTTTCATATCTTGATCATATGCAAGCCCATCAGATATATATTCAAATATTATCAAAGCATCTCTTAAATTACTTGAAAAAGATATTTTACCTTCCCGATGATTCATCGTAAACCACCCGTTTCTTTGCGATGTTTCAGGATTTAATCCATATCTTTCGCCCCAAAACCCTTCAAAGCCAAATCCATACCAAGAACCTGGATATATGCCTTTATTTATTTCATTTAAATTTAAATTACCATTTATTAAGCGATCATTTGCAGTATCCCATCTAGACTCGGTTAATGATGTTGCATTTAAATCTTCATTAAAGTTATCTTGTAAAGGAACTCCTTGAAAATCTTGAGGTAATAAACTATCAGGATTTGAAGTTAAAGTCGTAGGGTATATTATATGTTTAACGCCGAGCTGGTCTACCCACGACATCTTAACGTAATTAACGTAATCTTGAGGCATTGGAATAGATAAATTTGGAGGTATTGTTGCTTCTTGCGACTTTATACTAGGCAATGTATCATAGCTAAATTCTTGCAAAGCACGTTTAACGTGAAATATAATATCGGTGCGTTTTACATTTTGTATAATTTTTCCATTTCCTACATAACCAACTAAAAAATTTGTAACTAAATCAGAAACTTTTATATAAGCATAATTACCATAATTTTCTTCTACAATATTACCATAGGCGTCTTCATTACCATAATTGCCCCCTGTTAATATTTTTAATTGCACTACTATTACTAAATTATTTGCAGGAGTTGCCGGGATAGTAATAGTATTATTTGCAACAGAATAAGGCTGTATGTACTCGGTATAAGAGCCAGCTATTCCCGTAGGGCTAGTATATAATTTAAAATTATTTTGCCCATAATTTTTATTATTAGGGTCATAGCTACCAAATACTAAATCTGTATTAAACGTGGTTGTAAATGTTGTAGTTGCCCCATCTGCTAAAAACGTTTGAGTTCCCGCGTAATATTGTGCATTAGTTTCTTGTATTAAACCGCCGTTTGGTTTTGCCATAGCTTATTAACTTTTTTTATTAATTTCATCCATTTGCACCTGTTGAGCGGCAGCTTGGACTATTTGAGGATCCCTTATAATAATACCAGCATATTGAAGTATTCTTAGTATTACTTCTGTTTGCTCACTTTCGTGAATTTCAAAATCAATTGAACCACTTGGTTGATCTGTAGCGCTGTAAGGGAGGGGGTTATATATGTATTGGCCTAAAGTTGGCGACACATCAAATCCCCATATTATATTTGAAGGCTTTTTTGTAAATTCTACTTGAACATTATCTTGAATACTATCTGGCTTTATAAATAAATAATTATTCTCATACAAATATGTTGGGAATGTTTCAGTTGCTTTTGTTAATTTAGATTTTTCAGAAGTATAAAAATCATTTCTTTGAAGTCTTTGTATTAAAACTTCATTATTATATGTTACTTCACCCAATCTATAAAAGTTAACAGTTCTTCCATAAGAATCAGTAGTGGGCAAAGTAAAATAATTAGTAGGGGTAGGTGATGTATTATTATATAAGGCATTGCCAAACGTTTTAAATATAGCTACTTTTTCATCTATATTTTCTAGCCTATCAGCGTAGTTTAAATCGCTTTGAGGAACTCTAGCTTGTTGATTTAAATCTTCAAAATATTTTTCAAATATTTCAAGTTGAACTTGTGTTCCTACTTTGTTAAATTCATCAGGAGTCATATACCCCCTTTGTTCTTTATTTAAAATAGACAACACTGTTTGATATACAGTATTTACGTTTATTGCCATTTTTATTTTTTGTTATATAATAGTAAAGCCGCCAAAAGACGGCTCTACATATTATAAATATTACACGTTATAGAAGTTTTTTCTCTATAGATTTGTAAACCTCTATGCCTTCATCTGTTTTAAAGAATGCAGCCATAGCTGAATACGGGTTTTCATCAAAAGGAACATTCATTATTTTCCTTCCTGTTTTAGCCCACGCAAAAGTTCTTTGATCTTGTGATAAATCTAAAAGACCCAATTCGGTAGCGTTAATAGCTACATTTCTTAATTGTACATTTTCGTCATTAGCTAATTCTAAGAACAGTTGAGCATTTTCTTTAGCAAATATCAAAAGATCTCTTTTAATCTCTTTAGAACTCATGTCAGATACCTTAGAACCAACCTCAACTCTTAAAATAGCTTCAGCTTGGTCTATATCCATATCTCTTGCAACATTTAATGCTTCAATTATATATTCAATAATTTCTAAATCATCTACCGCTTCTTCTACAGGATTAAATTCATTATACTTTATTCCTTTCATCGGATGATAAAGAGATAATAGTTTTTGTAAATTTTGTTTTTCTTTAGTTACGGTTAACGTACCATCTCTAAAAACAATATGCCCTAGTGTTGCTTCACCTGATTGCTCATCAACTAAAGGTGAATTTTGATTAGTTGCATATCTTAATTCTCTTTGTTCATTTTTTTCTTTATCAAACCATAATAAAGGATAACGACTCGTGTGACGAGATGCTATAGTATATGTTAGTGGGGTTTTAAGACCGTTTAATAAATATGTTCTGTCTTTAATTTCCCATTGTGGTTTTTTAGGTGGTGATACTTTAGCCGCAGGTTTTGCAACTTCTTTTGGTTCAACTACTTGAGGTGCAACCTCAATATCTTTTACTGCTTGAGTAGCTTTTTTAGCCATGATATAATAAAATTAAATAATTAAAAAAAGATAAAAACTACCCCCGCAATTAAGCGGAGGTAATTAATATCAGAAAAACTATGATGCAGTAAACAATACAAAATTGTTAGCACCTTGTACACATAAACATCTTTCAGACAAGAAGTGAACATCCATGGAGTCAATGTCAGAAGTAAAAGCACCTCCAGCAGATCCAGTAATCCAAGACTTCATTCTTCTATCTTCAGTTTGAGAAGCTCTGTAGCGAACATGCAAGAAAGGTCTACGAATGTTAGAACCTAAAATTTGATCGTATACAGTTGATGTTCCAGCAGGGATAAGAACTCCGTCAATTGCTGAAACAGCTACTCCACCTCTTGTAGAAGCGTCATTAAGATATTTCCAGTCGGTTTTATAAAAGTCATAAGAACCTCTTCTAAATCCTGAAAAACCAAGATTCAAAGCCATTTCTTCAGAGTTTTCAAATAGACCAAAAGCAGTACCCCCTCCAATACCGGAAGAAATATTAGCTAGCATATCGTCAAAATCCAAAGAAGTTTTTCTATTCAAGAAAAGCATATTCTCTTCAATAGCACCTTGAGTATCAAGATTTTTAAGAATACTATCAAATTCGCCAAGACCAGCAGCGGCACTAAAATTGTTTAGTACATTACCTCTTGCGTTAATAGCAGCGAAAAGACCTTCAGTTCCGCCATAATCAGCAGCAATACCAGCAACTCCAGAACCAGCAGCGGCTTTTTCACCTTCAACCATAGACATTTCAAGATAATCTTCAAATCTCAAACGAGTTTCAGATTCAGCTTTTAAATACCATAAATATCCAGATGTTCCATCTTCCGTAGCAACTTCAACCCAACCAATCTGAGCCATATCTGATCCATTGACCACATATTTTTCTTTAATAATAATTGGTGAATTGTTAAATTGAGTAAAAGATGGGGTTACGCTTCTAATATCAGCATCGCCAGTTCCTTTTCTATATTCAGAACCATATACAAATATTTTAAGATTTGTAGGTGAGCCGGCACCAAAAGTAGCAGCAAGATCAGCTCCAGTATATGTAGCTACAGTAATTGTTGCTAGAGTAGAAGAAGTATCAACACTATTGGTTACTAAAGCTTTTACTTCAGCTCCAGTAGTAGGATTCATTACTACAATAGTTTGATTAATAGAAATTGCATTATCAACAAAGTTAGCACCCGCAGTAGCATTAAGTACAAAAGTTAAAGTTGTTGCGCTAGCTTTAGTAACATCATTATATGCAATGTGCAATCTATTTTGTTCTGACCAAATTACTTGATCAGAAGTCATAGGCATTTCCGCTCCTACCATACGTAGAAATCCAGAAAGAGTTCGGTTTCCGTATCGCTCTACTTCTTGTTCATAGATCTCAGGAAGATATTGTGCTGCGAAATCTGAAAAATCGTCGCCAGCTTTATCTGTAAATTGCAGATAATTTGTAGACAGAACTTGTTGCTTCTGACTAGGTTTAATTGTCCCAAACGAGGGTACTACATTACTCATGTTTTAAATTTTAAGTGTTAAATTTTTTTGTTTTAATTTTAAGTTTTGAAGAATCTAAACCGCTAATAGCTTTTACTTTTAAACCATTAACAAATACATCGCCTGGAGCAGTTTGCCTTGGTTCCGTAGTTATGTTTTTGGTTTTAGCAACTTGTTCTTTAATAGCGTCAGCACGGCCTTGCTCATAGAAATGTGTTGCCATAGTATCAGCATTACGGGCAGCATAAATCGCTTTATGATAACCAGCTGGATCTTTCATTTGACCATCTTTGTCAAGGAACGTCCCGACGAAGTCTGTAAGATCTTTTTGATTATCAGCAGTTGATTCCGGGTCTTTAATACCATATCTAACTTTTTTTTCTCCTAATTTAAAATCAAAACCTTTGAAATCATTAGAAAAATAATCCTTAGTTGTATTAATAAATCTTTCTCGAACTGCGTCATTACGCTTTTGCTCTTCATTGTATCGGTTGAAAAAGTCGGTAGCTTTTTGTTGCTCTTGAGTAACACCAGGTCTTAATTTAATTTCCTCATAATACTTACTCTTAGTTTGCTCTAAAAAGTTTTTGGCTTTTGCAACTTCTTCTTTATACGCTATTTTTTTCTTGCGTATGTCTCTATCCTCGTCTATTTCTTCGTCCCACGCAAAATCTTCTAACAATAGATTTACGTCTTCCGAATCTAAATGAGGTTTACTTGTTTTATAATATTCCCTTAACAATGTATTATTATCTACATTAGAATAGTCCGCATTAAGTCTAGCATAGTCTTGTACATCCCCGCCAGTTTCTTCCATAAACTTTATAAGCTTATCTACTCCTTCGGGAAGCTCTTGTGCTTTTGCTTCCGATAATACTTCTTTTTGTTCCGATACGGTAGCGGAAGCTTCATTGCTTCTATCCACTCCTGCCTCTTCAGAATTATCTTCTTCATCTTCAATAACTTGAATAGGAGAGTCTACTTCTGCTTCGCTAGCATTGCTATTATCTTGTCTGGTAGATTTTTCATCTGTTGGCTGCTCGTTTCCTTCTCGAATTCCTTCGCTAGTTTTGGATTCGTTGCGTACAGGTACTTCATCTGCGCTTTGCTTTTGAATGGCATCTTCTTCTTTTTTTGGCTCTCCAGGTGGTTTTGAAAGATCAACTTTAACAATGTCCTGCTCGCCTGTTAATTTTTTTGGAGTTCTTTTTTTAATTTTAAAATCTCCCTCTTGTTTTACTTCTGTTGACATAATATAATAATATAAAATTAATTAATAAAATTTACCTTGGCTCAAACTGTTCTAAGCCAAAGCCACTTAAATTATCATTACCCGCTGATTCAAAATTTTTAGGTAATAAATCATTTTTTCTTTGATCAATAAGTTCAGATTGTTGCGTACCTTGTATTTTTACGCGTTTATCTTTTCTATCTTCTATTTCTTGTTCTTTTTTTGTTGCTGCAGATGCTTGTATTTGAGCTAGTTGTATATTATAGTTGAACTCTTCTGCCATTAATTGTTTCTTAATTAATGCCTCTTGTTCCATTCTAGCTATTTCAAAATCTGATTTAGCTTTTTCAATCTGCACTTTTGTTTCCGCTAAAGCTTGTTGCTTTTGTACTTCCGCCAACGCTGCCGCTTCAGAAGCCTTTGCGTTAGCCTGCGCTTGAGCTTGTATATTAGCTTGATTAGCTTGTTGATCTCTTGAGGCTTTTTCTTTTCTTTTTAATTTTAATAATTGATTAGCTAATTTTAAATTTGATATTTGACGTACATCAATTGCATCATCTAAATCAATTCCCCCAGATTGTAAAGCAACTTGTATATTTTGTTCAAGTTTTGATCTTTCTTCTTCGTCGGGTTCTAATTCTAAAAATATACCAAAATCATGCATCGCTACCTTTTCCATTTCTTCTAATGTATTAACATTAAACGTATTAATACTATTAAGTAGCGCATCTTTTGTTAACGGGAATTGTAGTGCGTCATTAGCCCTTAGGCTAATATTTTCAGCTGTTTTAATTGTAATATACATTAATGCTTTTAAAACATGTCTGGTAGCAACATTTGAATTCGCAGCAGCCATTTTTTGTAATCCGACTAAAGCGTTTTTATCAGGAGTACTTCCATCAACAGCTTCATTTAAACCTGTAACGTCTCTTATCATTTGTAAATAATATTGATAAGTAGATATTAAAGATTGTATTTTAGCCATACCGCTTGATGACTGAAGCTCTTGAATAGGTACTTTTCCTCTATTTAAATCACCATCTTGTGTTAATGATCTTCCAACAATACTACCGGTTTGAAAATACATATTTAATGCTTCAGCTGGATTATAATTAGTACCATTGCCTAAATCAACTTCAGCCAGCCCGTCCATGTCTAAATATACTCCGTCAGGCACAACTCTTGATAATACTTGTTGTAACTTTAAATGAGTTAACTGAATCATATCAGCAAAGCTAGTAATTCTACTTACAATAGAATCAACTCTTCCTTTATACATTCTGGGCGCGCAAATAGAATAATTCATATTTACTTTAGTAATATCTGAAGAGGGGCGAGTCATGTTTTCTGCTAAACTCCAATTAAGAAGTTTATTTAAACCAAGCACTTTAGCCCCCGTATATAAAACTTCTATACTTCTTGAAACTTTACTAAAATTATCGTTTTCAGGCGGGTTAAAAGTATCATCTTTTTCTAATATTTTTTCTAATCCTTGATCCGTATTTTTTAATTTAAATACTTGATTTGTGTAAGTTTTGTATTCAAAAAATAATACAGAGATTAAATTATTATCATCTTGCCCTTTATAATTCCTTGTATAATTACTATAATTACTAGGCCCCTTATATTTTTGTATTTCTTCTAAATCTTCATCTGTAAGTTGAGGATATAATCTTTTTACTTCAGATAAGCTTAAATTTTTTACTTCTCCTACATAATATATATCATCAAAGTTTGGATCTTCTGTATAAGAATAAACAACATTCGCGGGGTCTACATAATCAATAGTAATTCCTTCTGAAAAATTAAAATTAGTTTTAGATATTCCAATACCTAAAACAGCTAAATCATAAGCAATTCTGCGCTGGATTTCATCATATTTATTAAAAGAAAAAACATTTTTAATAATTTCTTCTTCAGCAATTTCAACACTTTGTTTATAATTTAATTGTAAATAAAGATCTAATTCATCTCTTGATGCGGGAAGCTTTTCAGGCTGCGCTGAAGCATAAAAGTTTTGCCCAGTAGCCGCGTTCATTTGCTCAATATATTCTTTATTAATTATATCTCGCATTGCGTTAAAAGCAAAATCAGTTCTTTCTTTTAATGCAAATGGGTCTGTAGCAAAAGATTTTATCTCATAACCTTTATCAGTCATACCATTAACTACAATATCTACAAACTTAGGTATTACAGGTACTATTTTCCAATCTAAATTTAAATAAGACAAATCACCATTTATAGATAATTCGTCTTTATATTTTTGTACAGGCTGTTCACCTCTAGCATACAATCTTAATCTATGATAATTTTGAAAGTTTTGTAAATACCTATCGCCCCCAATGTCTTGTCTAAACCATTCGTTTTCTATAGCCCGCCCTACCTGGATACCATAGTCATAACTATTCTTTACTGAATCAGGTACTACCTGATCTGGGAATGAACTGTTATAGTTAGTATTAATCATGTATTTAAATTATTTTTGATGTGACTCCATCATTATTATATCTTCTTATTCCTAAATTTACCGGTTGAAATGTTTTTTTAGCAACTGGCGCATATTTATTTTTATTACAAGCCATTATAGCTAATCCTGAGCTAATAGACGCGTCGTGCTTAGTTCTATTATTAAGATTAAATTTTGACCAATCATTTAAAGTTCGTATAAAATATAAATCTCCATGTGTTTCTCCATTAAATCCTACATATGAATCAACATAAGATTCTATAGCAGCCGCGTGAGCTTGTTTCATATCCTCACTTGAGTTAGGTACTCCGCCTATTTCTCTTTCTGTAATAGATAATTTATTATAAACTTTATCTGGTCGATTCATTGAATAGCCTCTATAGCCTCTTCTTTTTAAATAATATAATAATCTAGGCTTATTATTTTCTGCTAATAAAGGCATTCCATAAAACACTAAAGCCATTAATACATCCTCAAAAAATATTTCTGCATTATCAGGTCTTGAAATATATTCTAAAAAGAAATGATTGGGTGGTATATCTTCCATGGTAAATTTAGTAAGCCCGTGTAAAGATCCTTTTGATCCTCTTCCGTCAACTGTACCTGATATATCATAACTATCACACCCAAACGCACCGCAATGTTCATTAGCTGGGTATCTTAAATTACCTTTAGATATAGATCTATTTTGCATATGCTGTGGTGGCACCCATGAAATAAAAAATCTTCCATTATTATTGGGATGAAATTCTACTAAAGAATCTTTTACCCCACCTCGCCATTGAAAATTGCCTTGTGTTATAAGGCCTGTATATTTTGTTTCTTCAATATAATCAATCTGTTCGTAAATCTTAGTCAGATTAAATAAAGATTGTTTTGTTTCATCTCTAAATGCATGCTGAGTAGTTCGGGGAAATTGTCTATAAAATTCATTTAAAGCATCTTGGTCTTTCTTTAGTCCATCAACTTCGTTTATCCAATAATCAATTACGCCTGTTTCTATTTCGGTACCGTCAATACTTTTGACTGGTTTTTCTGGTGTATCAAATACAGGTAATCCAAACATATTAATGAATCCTTCGTAATTCCATTCCATAGGTATGAACAAAGAATATAATCCTGAGCTAGTCTGTCCGTTGCGGTTTCTTTTTGTAACGTCTGATCCTTCATATAGTTTTTTGAAGTTTTCACCTCCTTTATCTAAAGCATTAGATGTAGAACCCATCATGCATTTACCTACTATTCTACTTCCTAGCCTTAACGTTGTTTTTGTTACTCTCCAGTTATTAATTATATTATCTGGTCTTTCCCATTTGCCAGATTCATCATGAACTAAAAGTTTTAGCTTTTCTCCATCATATGAATTATCGCCTGTATTTTTCCAGTCGATTGTAGTATCAAGCCCATCAATATCCGCTAATTGTTCGCCAACTTCTATCTTGCGCCGAGTTAGTTTGGAGGCGGGCACTCGATAAGCAAGCTCTGTTTTGGGGCGATCCATACCGTCTTGAACGGGCTTGAAGAAGAAAGGATAATTGGTTGATATTGGAACGACTTTATCTGTAAACATTTTTTTGGCATCAGCCCCAGTTTTTGATAAAATTCCAAATCTTGAGTCGCTGGACATTGTCGCCTGATTAACAGTTTCGTTTGATGCCATGAAGCTAAACCCAGACCGTCTATTTTTGAGGTAGCATATTCCATAGCACCGGGTATCTGCTTTACACGCTTCCCAAAAAATGTAGAATAATCTATTTGATTCTCTAAATTCTGCGGCCCCAACGTCAATTTTAGTCCACTGCAAGTACATGTAATGAGTACCAGTAATGTAAGTTTCATTGCCATCGTTATAAAACGCAAAACCTTCTTCTCTATATTTAAATTCATTATCTATATAATCGTACCATTGTTCTTTAAAATTGTCCGGATAATTATTCCAGTCAAATACGCTTTTTATTTTACTTAATTCTTTAGGGTAGTCAAACTTTTGCCAAAATTGTTCAGCTTTTTTATTTGATCTTTTAAAGCATTTATGTATTAATGGTAGACCTATTTTTAAGCCTTGAATATTATATACTTCACCAAGTTCACCTGTTTTACTTATAACTACTAAGTCGTGCTCTTTGTTATATCCGTATTCCCAACTTTTTTGTTTATTTTTTTTCTTTAATATATTGGGCTTTACATAATCAGGTATAACTGAATATAATGTTTGCTTATACATTATTTTGATCTTGTTTCAGCAAAACCTCCAAAAGTTTTTTGGCTATTAGATTTATCTTCTAATAATTTTTCTTCAGTTTCTATTCTAGTAAGTATTTCAAATGCATCAAATATTGCTAACTTTTTTGTTGCTGCTGCATTTTTTAATCTATCTGCTGATATATCATCTTCTGAATCTACAATAGCTTCTTTAGCTACTTTAATTAATTCTTCAACTGCTTTTTGCCCAGCTTGGATTATACTCAGCTTGGTTTTCTTTACGTTCATATTTAATAACAATATCATTAAATTTCATACAATATAATCGCTCATCATCTACTATAAACTCCCATTCGCTGTTTGGAGTAAAGCCTACAACATCGCCTGGATTGATTTCAAGTGCTTTTAATGAACTATTGCCATACTTTAGTATACCAATATACTTTTGTTCTTTTTCTAAGCTTGTGGGGTCATTATTTAAAATAGGTTTAACGAAACATCTATCCATAAATGAATGCCACTTATTACTTTTTTTGTAA